CAATAATCAGACTAAGTTGGATATTCAACGATTTCAAATTTTGATTAAAAAATACGATATAAAACTCAATTGACCTTACAACAACTTTCATCTATACTTGACTAAATGTTCAAACTTAAAAATCTAACGGTAAAAAACTTTATGAGTGTGGGTAATGCCACACAGGCCATCGATTTCGATCGCAAGGACTTGACACTGGTCTTAGGCGAGAATTTGGATTTAGGTGGCGACGATACCGGTGCTAGAAATGGTACAGGTAAAACCACTATCATTAATGCATTAAGTTATAGTTTGTTTGGCAATGCGCTGACAAACATTAAGAAAGATAACTTAATTAACAAAACCAACGGTAAAAATATGTTAGTCACTGTTGAGTTTGAATGCGATGGTACTAGTTATAAAATTGAACGTGGTCGCAAACCAAATACCATGGCATTTTATATTGGTGATCAAGAACAAGACATTACTGATGAAAGTCAAGGCGATAGCAGAGAAACACAGGCTGAAATTGAACGCTTGTTAAATATGAGTCACGATATGTTCAAGCATATTGTTGCTCTTAATACATACACTGAACCATTTTTAGCACTTAAAGCCAATGATCAACGTACTATAATTGAGCAGTTACTTGGTATTACATTGTTAAGTGAAAAGGCTGATCGATTAAAAGAACAAAATAAAGCTACTAAAGATGCTATTACTCAAGAAGAGTTTCGCATCAAAGCAGTCAGCGATGCTAACAGGCGTATTGAAGAACAAATTGAAAGTCTGAAGCGCCGGCAGGGACTATGGATATCTAAACATGAAGAAGAGACGCAAAAGTTACAGGTCGGAATTGAGGAGTTACAGAAAATTGACATCCAGGCCGAGATTCAGGCACACCAAGCGTTCAAGACGTGGGATCAAACTCGCAAGGATATCAATGAACTATCGTCGGCGATTAGTCGGACAAAGCTGGACCTTGGTAGGGAAGAAAAAACTATTAGCAAGATATCAGCAGAACTTGTTTCGCTGGAGAATCATACGTGCCATACCTGCGGTCAAGAGTTCTATGACGAGAAGCACCAACAAGTTCTGGGACAGAAGCAGAGAGATTTGGCAGGAGCAACAGAGTCGGCGCAAACACTTACTGCCACATTGGCTGAACTACAGTCTGCTCACAATGGGTTGGGCAAGTTAGGTCCACGTCCTGAAACGTTTTATGATCGAGAGTCGGATGCTATTCATCATCAAGCTACAGTTGACAGTTTGATCAAACAACTAGAAACTAAACTAGCTGAAATTGATCCCTACACTGATCAAATTGCTGAAATGCAAACAACTGCGGTAGAAGAAATCGACTACGGTGTTATGAATGAGCTCAATCGTGTTAAAGAACATCAAGAGTTTTTACTTAAACTGCTTACTAATAAAGATTCATTTATACGTAAACGTATTATTGATCAAAATTTAAGTTATCTAAATGCTCGTTTAGGACAGTATCTAGATCGCATTGGTTTACCGCATACAGTCAAGTTTAATAACGACCTAAGCGTAAGCATTGAAGAACTAGGTCGTGAACTGGACTTTGATAATTTAAGTCGCGGAGAACGCAATCGTTTGATACTTTCATTATCGTGGGCTTTCCGTGATGTATGGGAAAACTTATATAATAAGATTAATTTATTATTCATCGACGAAGTTATTGATACAGGTATGGATAGCTCGGGTGTTGAAAATAGTCTAGCAATCTTAAAGAAAATGGCACGTGAAGGTGATCGTAGTGTATGGTTAGTATCACACAAAGACGAATTAGCCGGACGTGTTAATAACATTCTAACAGTAGTTAAGGAAAATGGATTTACAACCTACAACACCGACGTCGATATTACTTAATTACCGACGTATACACATTGAAATAAGCAGTAAGTGTACTCTTAAATGTCCACGGTGTCCTCGCACAGAATTAAAACCTGAAGCGTTGAATCGAGAAATCAGCTTATTAGAGTTTCAACGTGCATTTACCGCAGACTTATTAAGTGAGATAGACGAAATAACATTCTGTGGCGATATAGGTGATCCTATATATGCCCGAGACTTTCTGCCTATTGTGGAATACATTAAACAGAGTAGATTTGATACTCGTTTAGTTATTGTTACTAACGGTAGTTACAAAGATGCTGCGTGGTGGACCAAACTAGGCGAGTTATTAAACAACCACGATACTGTGACTTTTAGCGTAGACGGCTGGGATCAAGCATCAAATGAACAGTATAGAGTTAATAGCGACTTTGCGAGTATCATTGCAGGTGCTAAAACCTTACGTGCTAATAGTAATTGTATAATGAATTGGTCAGCTATCTATTTTAGTTTTAACGAACTTGAAATGCAACACATACAAGATCTAGCCGCAGAGTTGGGTTTTGATACATTCCATCGTGTACACAGTACCAAATTTGATGGTGCCTATTTATTAGACGGAACCGATCCACTTAAGCCCAGCGCACAGTATGTACAACACGCTGGTAAGTATGTAGTCGATCGACATAGCCTAGGCACTAGAGGAGTCTCGTTACCGTTGCATCGATGGGACCGTAGAGAACGGCATCCCTGGGCACGTTGTATAAACGGTGACAAAGAAATGTTTATCAATGTAGACGGATTAGTATTTCCTTGTCCTTGGTTTAACTCGGGCTATCTGTATAACGACTTTGTAGACAAGTATCGAGATCAAATTAATATTAAAACACGAACACTAAAAGAAATACTAGCAGATCCACTATGGGAAGAACTATATACACGTTTTGAAATAGCGCCACTAGATATTTGCCAACTGAAATGTAAAAATGCTCAATAAAGATATATTCTGTAACATACCCTGGGTAGAAGTTCACATCAATGCCGATGGAACTTATCACTCTTGTGGCGCACAACCTAATACTATAAGTAATACGCCAGCAGGTATAACCAATAATGTGCATCAGATGACTATCCCGGAATGGATCAATAGTGAACATCAGCGTCGTGCTAGAAAAAATAAGTTAGAGGGTGTAGAAGAACCACTATGTGGCATGTGCTATGCCGAGGATGCTAGCGGATCAAGTAGCAAACGTGTTAAAGAAAATTTAAAAAGCAGTATCAGTGACTTAACATTTTACAAAGATTATCCGACTAGCCCAGACTTTAATATGTTTGAGTTTAGTCGGGCCGATGGTAGCACTGATAATTTACGCCCTTACAGTTATCATATCAGTTTAGGAAATGAATGTAATCTTGCTTGCAAGATGTGTGGGCCAACTGCTAGCAGTCGATTAGCGGTACAAATGATTCAAGATGGGTCATACACAGGCCCGGCTCGTATGAACTGGACTACTAACGAATCTTCGTGGAATCATGTAGTGGATTATATTTGTTCAACAGATAATCTACGTTTTGTACATATTATTGGTGGCGAGCCGCTAATGAATCCTAAATTTGAAGATTTAATTGATAGATTAATTTCTGCAGGTAAAACAGATATCTATTTAGGGTTTACTACAAACGGCACTATGGTTAATATACCGTTGATTAAAAAGTTAAATGTATTTAGGCATGTGGACATTGGCATTAGCATAGAGGCTGCCGGTGCGTTGAACAATGCTATCCGTGATGGTTCTACTACAGAAACAGTACTAGATAACATAGATATCTACTTAAAATACCGCCGCGAGGCACATGTTTATGTTACGTTAAGGGCTGTACCTAGTGCATTGAGTGTACACACGCTTGATGAACTATATCATTGGTGCATCAGTCGCCGATTAGATGTTGTAACTAATATGCTTACCTTTCCAGAATATCAGCAAATACGCAACTTGCCGGACTTGGTTAAACAGCGATTGTTAGATCAATACGGTCAGTGGGAATACAGTGAGCCTTTACCGGGTACAAGTGATCCTAGAGATCCAAATAGATTTAGAGAACACATTGATAGCGAAATACGTGCTATTATAAATTGCTTACAGCAACCAGCTGATCCTGTGTTAACAGCAGAGCTATACCGCAAATTAACGGCTTGGGGATGGTTAGATGATCCAAATCTCAAGAAATATTTTGAAATTTAAGGTAGAGTGATAACTACTATGCATGTCATGGCTTTTCGAAAACACTCAAGTAGAAGTTCTACCCGAAGATTGTGTTGGTTTTGTTTATTTGATAACAAATAACTTAACCGGCAGGAAATATATTGGCAAAAAATTAGCAAAGTTTAAAAAAACCACTTATCGTATGGTTAAACTCAAAAACGGTAAGAAGAAACGTAAGAAGATACGAGGTACAATCGATAGTGATTGGCAAACCTATTATGGGTCTAGTCCAGAACTATCCAAGGATGTGGCAGAATTAGGCGTTGACAATTTCAGTAGAGAAATACTATACTACTGCAAAAGTAAAGCAGAATGCAGTTACATTGAGGCGAGAGAACAATTTGCTCGCCGGGTACTAGAAACAACAGATTATTATAACGGACACATACAAGTCCGTGTACATGGCTCACATATTATCAACAAGATTTAGTTCTTCAGACAAAAAGTCTAACTGCTTTAAAACCCATTAACAGTAACAGGCTCGCACAGGCCAAACACGTGTGCCTATGACAACTCGATAATAAGAGGGACGGAAATCTTGCCGCTGTAGCAAGTGCTCAATCACTATCCTTAACAGGACGAAGATCGCTAATCGCCGCGGTTTGATTGTTTGAAGAACTAGATAAGGCTAAAAAGACGTGCTAGTGATAGCACACGGTTAATATGTATGTTAGCGTATATGTATTAATCCGCCGTTGTAAAAAGACGCAACTCGAGGTACCGGACAACCGCCTCTGTAATTTGTTGTAACGCTAAGTGACTGTGCTACTCGGATAATGCTACAGATCTTAACTTTGCCCTGTGCGGGCAAAGTGTGACCAATTAATCTGGATAATACTTAAAAACAGCAATAGTTCTTATATAGTGTTTAAAAGAAAAAAACATTAACGAGCAAAGCGAAGTTAATAGATCTGCGAAGTAGATCTTAAAAGAATGGCAATCCTGATTCTTTAGTAGTATCTAAATTAGATTCAATAATTGCACTAATTAATTTTCTATCTTCATAACTAAGCATCATGGCGTCATCGTAAGAGATACTACCACGCATGAACCAACATGCTGTTAGGAGGTCTTTCTTCGTGGCTTTTGCATCCTTGTCGAGACTTTCTAGTAGTTCGACAATTTCCTCATTTGGTAATGTCAAAAGCCTTATGCGAAAAAAGTTGATTGCTCAAATATAAACGGTGTAACAAACTCTTTATTACATTCGGTATTTTCGCAAGCTAGTGTTAATTCTGTGTATTTGTTATTAGTTGATTGAATAGCTTCTAATTGATCTTTGATTGCTGTCCAAACTGACTTATCGCAGTTGTCTAAGAATTCACGGATAAATGTTTGATCTTCGACCACTTGCCCATCTTCTGTCTTAATGCCTGCAATACTTTTACCAACTTGGTTAATACCTGTTTCAATTAGTCGTTGAAATAATATATCAAATTCTTTTGTCTTTTGTTCATCAGTAAGTTCTTGATTCTGAACTAACTGTATAATACGTTGCTCTTCAAAGTTCATCAAATTATTTTTATTAAAATCTTCGTAGCTTTGAGGCTTTAACAAAATTTCTAAATTATTAACTTTTACAGTAGTAGACCAATCGGCTAGTGTAATTTTGTCTAGTAGCACAGATAAATCTAATGCTTTTTCATTTTTACTGCCACAATGTGGGCATGCCGCAGTAAATTCCATTTCTTTACCGTATGTGGCTAAACGAATAGCAATTAGTACTGGATCTAAGTCAACTGTTGGCATCTTCCACGCATCTTTAATAGCAGGACAGCAACTTTCAATGACATGCACAGTACTTGAGCCATTCATTAATGCATCTGGTGTTTTCATAGTTATTTCGTCTCTAGCAGTCATAGCATAGATAGGAACTTCACCTGTAACAGGTATATTAACTGCACCTTCAGCGTACCAACGTCCGTTACTAGGTAACTTTAAATATAAAACTGGTTGTCTAAAGTGTTTAGCTAAGGGGTTATTGGATAAATTGCCCATTTTTGAATCTCCATAAATAGTTGATATATGTACTTATCTGAAAAATTAACGGCGTAGATTAAAATATGGAAGACCTAGATCCGCAATTACGAGCTCAAATGGAAAAATTTGGCATCACTATGGATGCCTTAACTGCCATTTTAAAAGCTAATTCTTCAGCGTCTAAGAGTGCAACACTCGAAGCACTAAATCAAATAAAAGCCCAAAAACAATTAATTGAGTCTATTAAGTCATCATTGGGTATGTCGGACAAGCAGGCCTTACAAATGGCCAAGCAGATTAAACTTGAAGAAAAACAATCTGAAGAATTAAAAAAACGTTTAGATGCTGAAAAAGAACAAGACGAAGCTCGTAAAAAGGCCGGGCAACAAGCTGTTAAAGATTTATTAAGTTTTGCAAAACAAAACGTCAGTGCTACTCAGAGTGTTTATAACAGTAACGAAGCCTTTACAGCAGTAATTCCAACACTACAGTTAGTAGGCACAGCATTTAAAGCTATTAGTCAAGCTATTGCTGGTGCCGCCACTGGCATTCCATTCATTGGTGGATTAAGCGAAGGCGCTAGTAAAGTCATTGGTGCTGCAATTGATATTGCTACAGCAGTAACACAAGCTCAAGTTGAAAATGCTCAAAAGTATGTAAACACTTATGCTGCCTTAAGCAAGGTTGGTATTACATTTGGTGGTGCAGTTGAGCAAATGCGCCAAAGTGCAATGAACGGCGGACTGAGTCTAGATGCTTATTCTAAATTTATCACCAGTAATATACAGAATTTAAGTTTGTTAGGTGGCACCACTGAAGAAGGTGCTGCTCGTATAACTAAGATGGGCAAAATCATTGCCGACGGAAATCCTAAACTGTTATCTATGTATGGCAGTTACGAAGACCTACAAGGTGCTACATCTGACTATGTAGCAATGATGGCTCGTTATGGTATAGACATTAATAAAACAGATAAAGACTTAAATGCTGGCGCTAAAGAGTATCTGTTTAATATGAAAGAGCTCAGTGCCTTAACTGGTAAGAGCGCCGACGAACTTAAGAAGGCTGAAGAGGAACGTGCAAAGAGTGCTGCCTATGATTTAGCCTTGAGTAGAATGAGCGTTTCAGAAGCTCAAAATTCTAGAAATGCAATTGAATTAACAGCTAAAAATTATGGCGATGTAGCTGCCAAGTATGCACAAGAATACATAGCAACAAACGGCAATGTAACCAGTGAAGCAGCACTACAGTTCAAAGCCATGTATCCTGAAATATCTAAAACTGTAGATTTAACATTAGGTGCTACAAAACAAACAACTGCTGAATTCCAAAAGAGTTCTGCAGAAATTATTCAAGGCCGAATAGAACAAAACAGAAAAGAAGTTGAAGACAGAGAACACTTGTACAAATTACAAGCAGGTGGTGTTCAAGGACCAATGCTTGAGATGGCCAATAACGTTGGCGCGGCATTCTTAAAGAATATTAGTGCAGCCGGCGATATGGTCAAGAGTGTTGCTGATTTACAAGCAGCTCGAGATAAAGAAACTACAGCAGGTACTACAGCAAATGCTAATGCAATTAAAGCTCTAAACGATTTTAAAATGAAAATTGATGAGCAAACAGAAAAGACTTTGCCTCAAGTTGGTGAAATGGTTACAGCACTATTTAAAGTGCAAACCGAAATGAATAAGTTAGGTGAAAAGTTTGTTAGCTCGATTGATAGTGTAGTTATACCAGC